CACCACTTAACACTAACTATAGCCCAACACCAGCAGACGGCTTTGCTCGTCCAACTCAACTTGGTGCTATGGAGTTAGTCACTGCTGGTATACCAAGCAATACAGCAGGTTGGACAAATGGCTTTAGTTCAGCAAGCGTACTAGAATTAGTACGTAATGTAAAGCAGAACTACAAAGTTGCTCGTTTACCAGGCACTCCAATCATTGTATTGGATAGCAATGGTGATGCTCCAACTCCAACTACTACAGCAACAGCAGGACAAGATGGTTCTTCATTGAATCGTATGCTTGCTGAGTTAACTGGTGGTGCGGTAAGTCAGTCAGGTGGATCAAATCTATCAGCATTGGGTAATGAATTATTGTCAACTGGACGCATTGAAAGCGTTTATGGTTGCGCAGTAATTTTCACTACATTCTTACCATCAGCAAGTCGTATATTCTTTGGTCAACAATCAGCAAGTCCTTGCTTGGTTGGTGCATACTTCCACGAAACAGCAATTTTCACTGTTCTTAAAGAAGGATTGCAAATTAAGATGGGCGAAAAACCAGGCGGATTGCAGATGTGGTTGACTGGTCTTGCTTATATGGGTGCCGGCGTTGCCGATCCAAGACGTGGTGGTGCAATCAATATTCTTCAACAGTAATATTAAATTAGTATAGGAATGTAATAACATGTCAGTACCATATCAACGAGTTAGTAATGCTACAGTACAGGATATCATATTTTATGATCCTGCTGCTGAACGCCGAGCAAGTCAAATGAATGTAGATTGGAATGATTACTTCAAAGTAGGAAGTCAGGAAATTCTATATCAATTGGAATTTGGTTGGTGGCCAAAGTATTGCGATACTGTTCTTGGTGCAACATATTACACTAACTTACCTAATGGTAGTTTGATTTCATCATTCAATCCAAGTTTGCTCATTAAAAATGATCAAACATTGATACGCCTTGACACGTTCATGGCTGTCAAAATATTCTACGAGAGCATTGTATCAGATGTTAGCAACGTTAACGATGTTGACAGAGCCAACTATGATCATGCTCTACGTAGATACCAATTTGAATGGGAAAAGGCATTGCAATTGATGAACTTCTATGATCTTAACCAAGATGCTCCTAACGGTCCAACGACTAAGTTAGAAGAAAATTGGACAAGTGATGTAGATTACTTCAATGGTGATCGTAGGTATTTCTAATGAGTAATATACCACTAATAGTAAAGCAGAATATAATTGATTACATCAAGGTAGTTGCAGACACACTTGTACCTATCGTTGAAGTATCAGGAGTATATCCTGCAGCAGATGATATCGTACCATATGGCATTTATGTTGATGATGTTTCTACAATTAGTAGAGAAGTCAATCAACTTGGTGTCACTAGATGCGGTAGCATTTATACAATGACTGATCAGTTTAGTATATTGTTTGTAAGTATTCAAGATGATCCTAAATGGGTTTTTATTGAAGAACGCATACAAGGTATGAGTGCTGATGCAGCATTCTTTAATGGTTATTACGAAGTTACATTTACTCAAAACATTGTTATCGGTAATCGTAGTGAAAAACGTACCTATAATTTTAATTTAAAGAGATTGAATTTTAATGATTAAAGCCACACAACTTAAAGGAGAAACACAATGGCTTATATAACAGTTAACGAGACAGGTACTTTCCCTGCTCTTATACTATCAACTGATTTAGCCAATTCCAACGTTGGTGCGAATGGAAATGGCTTTTTAGGTGGTGGAAATCTGTTATCAGTTACTTGTCTACAAGATGTTACTATTACTAACAGTACTGGTATCTTCTCATGGACAGACTTTTGTTCTGCTGCTATCAACAAGGTGACAACACCAAGTGATAACGAAATCAGCACAAACGTAGTAATTGATCCAACAGGATGGTTTGGTAATGGAAGTGCAGCAAATACTAGTGCTGCATTTTATGGTGTCGCTGGTCTTAGCGAAAACCGTATCGAAGTTGCATTCCGTGTTCAAATGAACAACAATGCAAACGTAGGCAATGCACTACCAGCCAACACTTACGCATACCACGGTGTAGGCTACATTAGTAGTCTTGCACCAACTGTCTCACCAGACAGTCCAGTATGGGTATCACCACTCACTATCGCTGTCAATGGCGATATGAAAAGCGAAGGTTGATATAGTGTAATAAGGAGAGCGTGGCAACACGCTCTCTTTTTTAATAAGTGAAGGAGAATAACATGAGCGATGCATGGCTCAAAACAAATGAAGAAAAATTGCGCAGTCTAATCGCAGACGAAGCAAAAATGATTCCAATGCTTGATAATATGATGGCAACTATTAAACAGATGAAAGCCAAACAGGCTTTTCGTCTAGCATTACTCAATCAATTATTGGAAGAACAATACGATAAATATAGTGGTAACTAATTAAAAAGGAAACAACAAATGAAACTAAGCAAAATTATTTCAGAACCTCAATTGATCGAAGTCAGCCTAGATGACGAAGCAATCGTCAAAGAATATGGCGAAGCATTAACATTTTATACTTGGGATCGACAACCAATGGACGTATTCATGCGTCTTGCCAATGTTGATCAAAAGAATACTGGCGACTTAATTAATATTGTTAAAACATTAATTCTTGACGATAAGGGTAATCAAATTCTTAGCGAAAAGAACATGTTGCCAACAAGTGTATTAATGAAAGCAATTGCTAAGGTGACCGAACAACTGGGAAAATAACTAACGATGCCCTTGACATTGAAAGTGCCAAGATGGTATCGATATTACAAATTGATGGGCTAGGTAAGAGATATGGTCTACTACCTAGCGAGGTGATAAAAAGAGGAGATACATTTGATTTGTACATTATGGACTGTGCTTTAACTTTTGAAAATTATCATCATAAGAAGGCAATGAATAAAGGTAAAAATCCAGTACCAGATATGACGCAAGAACAAATGTTAGCATTACTAAACAAGACAAAACAAAAATGATAACTGTACAAATAAAAGGCGCAACTAATTTAAGTAACAAACTAAAAAAGTTTGAACAAAAGTTAGACAAACTTCCACAAGAAGCATATAAAGAATTTGTGCAGTTAACTCCTGTCGGTGATCCTAATCGTTGGAAAACAAAATATAAACCTAAAAATTATACGCCAGGAAATGCAAGACGTAAGACTAAACTTAAAGGTGATACTATTGAAGCAGGCTATCCATACGCAAAACGCTTAAACGAAGGTTATAGTAGTCAAGCACCCAAAGGTATGGTAGAACCATTAATGAAATTTTTACGTAATCGCGTAAAACAAATATTCGCAGGTAAGTAAAATGGCAGAAAATATTGATGTCAATGTAAATGTTAATGCTACGCAAGCACAGCGTAACCTAAACAATCTTAATACACAAATTAAGAATACTAGTGATTCGTTTGGTAAATTACGTGCAGCATTGGGATCAATTGCATTTGGTGCAATAATTTCTAATACATTACGTTTTGCTGATGGCATACAAGATGTTGCTGATAGTACAGGTATTGCTACCGCAAGTATTTTAGGATTTAATGCAGCAGTACAACAAAATGGTGGTGATGCTGAAAAAGCCAATACAGCAATACAAAAATTAGTGCAAAGTATTGGTGAAGCAGCACAAGGTAGTGCAAAAACTCAAGAAGCATTTAAAGAAGTTGGTGTATCACTTAACGATTTACGTACTTTAAGTGAAGAAGATATACTTGAACGTGTAGTAAAAGGATTAGCCGATGTAGATGATGTTAGCAAACGTGCAGTATTACAAACAGAATTATTAGGTAAATCATTACGTGGTGTAAACATTGCTGGTGTTGCAAAACAATTTGATAGTGCTGTAGCAGGAAGTGAGCAATATGCTAAAGCAATCAAATCAGCAGCAGATACACAACAGGCATTAGATACGTCAATTAATAATTTAAGAGTTGCATTACTAAGTGTATTGCAACCTATAGCCGATGTTGCTAAAGAACTAACTGCAAGTATAGAAGCAATAACTAAATTTATTAAAGTTGCATTAACAATTGGTGCTGTCATAGCATCATTTACATTATTTGGTAGAATTGTAAATGTTGTAGTAAAAGGATTACAAATTTTAAGTAGTGCTGCTATAAGTGTAAGTCAGGCAACACTAGGCATAGGCTTAACATTTCAAAAATTCCTTTCAAGTCTAAGCGTTGGTGTAATTACAATATTAAATTTTGCAGGTAAATTGCTTGGTATTTCTAACGTAGTTCAAAAAGTTGGAAATGCTCTAAAACCATTAGTCGCATTAATAGCAGGTGCTGCGACAGCCTTTACATTATTTGGTGATAAGGCTGTATTAAGTGGTCAAGACGCAGAAGATGCAATCAAACGTTTAAATGAACAAAGTGCAGCAGCGCATAGTGAAAGTAATCGTCGTTCTGAAAAAGAAAAACAAAATGTACGTGAAGTTATAGATGCGTTGGCAAAACAAGCCCAAGAAATACGTAACATTACTAGTGCCTATAAAGATAATAACGATGAATTTATAAAGAGTTTAGAATTGGAAGCATCGTATTTGAATATGAACAAAGATGCAGCCGAAATTGCCAAAGCACAACAAGAAATTTATAAACGTTCAATTGATACCATTAATGAACTACAAAAGAAAAAATCAACTCTTACTGAGGAAGAAAAGAACTTAGTACCTGTAATTGATGAACAAATTAAAATTATTGAACAATCAATTATTAAAGATCAATTACGTGCAGAACAAGCAATACAAAATATTCAATCAATACGTAATGCACAAGAAGAATTAAACAAAACATTAGAATTGCAAAAAATGGATTTAGATTTATCCAACAATTTGCAAGCATTGAATGAACAATTAGCATTGATTGGAATGTATGGTGACGAATTAGAACGTAATCAAATGATTTTAAATGTAACAAGCGAGTTACAAAATAAATTGCTTGATTACCAAAAACAATTAATTGATCTAGAAAAACAAAAAGGTTCTTTAACTACTGAACAATACAATAAAGAATTAGCCCATATTAATTCAATGATTGAAAAAACATATGAATATGCTGGTGCTAGATTGGAAGCAGAACAACAAATATTAGATGCACAAAAAGCAGTACAAGAAAATGCTGCTTTAGGTGTTCAACAGGCTGTTGCAGATATTAGCAAACAATTTGAACCCTATACTATGGCACAAGATGCAGTTTTAATGACATGGAATAAGATTGGTAGCGCAGTTGATACCTTTGTTCAAACTGGCAAATTTAAATTTAGTGATTTTGCTAAATCAGTTTTACGTGACTTGGCAGCCATGATTATTAAAGCACAATTGCTTTTTGCTGTTAAAAGTGCATTAGGT